ATGAGTTTTGATTATCATGGTACAAAATGGAAACATAAACGTGAACACATATTAAGGTTAGACGGATATCTATGTAGGATTGCTAAAAGATATGGTAGAAAAGAATTAGCTCAAACAGTACATCACATCTATCCAGCAGATGAGTATCCAGAATATGCATGGCAAGATTGGAATCTTATCAGTGTGTCGAATGGCAATCATAATAAGTTAGAAAATAGAAGAACTGGCGAACTAACAGCATTAGGAAAGCAATTGATGAAAAGAACGATACCAGGAATTGACTGGCGCAAAAAGAAATATAAAACAGACCCCCCCACCAATTGAAATTAAAAAATAATAAAATTTCTACTGGGGCGGGTAGCCTTTTCCAACTCCGCAAATTTTTTAAGAAGGGGGGTAAAGCCATTGGATAAGCGTGCGAGAACAAGAAAAAGAAATAAGATAACCGCAGAAATAAAGGATAATATGACAAAAGTAGGAACATATAGAAAAGAGTTTGATATTACCATATTGCGGTATGTGGACATGCGGATACAATATGAATTGATGAATGATAAGTGGTATGAATCCGGATGTGCTATAACAGAAGAATATGTAAATAAATCTGGAGCAAAGAATATAAGAAAAACAGCTTTGTACATGGCATTGGAATCTATGCGAAAAGATTTGACGGATATGGAAAATATCCTGGGCCTTACTCCTAAGGGTTTGAAAGCAATAAAAGCGAAAGGTCTTGATAAAGGAAAACCTAGCAAACTGGAGGAAGCTTTGAGTGAACTATCAAAGTAACCTTGATATCGTCATGGATTATGCTGAAGGCATCGTATCAAAACGTATCATCGCAAATGAATATAGAATAAAAGGATGTCAAAGATTTCTTGATGATCTAAAAAATCCAGAGTATGACTTTACAACACATGATGCGGAATTTGTCATAAATCTGATTGAAAATACGTTTTGCCATCAGCAAGGAGAAAAACATGATGGTACACCTTTAAGAGGTACACCATTTCTTTTGATGCCTTTCCATAAATTCATCATTTATAATCTATTAGGATTTAAATTAAAAGATACGATTATCAATAGATTCCACGAATGTTTGATATTCATCCCAAGAAAAAATGTTAAGACTTCTTTCGCCGGTGCATTAGCTTATGCTCTTGGAATTTTATATAGAATGTCCGGAACAAAAATATATGTAGTGGCGGCGGCATTAAACCAGACAATGGAAACGTTCAAATTCATGAAATACAACATCATCAATATGGGAGAAGAAGAAACATTTCGTATTATTGATAATAACAACGAGCATTCTATATCCGGGGAAATCGGCGGAGGATTATTTGACATCAAGGCATTGGCCACAAACCCGGATGCGCAAGATTCATTCAACTGTAATATTGCGATTGCCGATGAGATTCACGCATTTAAAAAACCTAAGCAATACAATCTATTTAAGGAAGCCATGAAGGCTTATACAAATAAAATGATGATTGGAATTTCTACTGCTGGAGATGATCCAAATAGTTTTTTAGCACAGAGAGTTAAATATTGCAAAAAAGTATTGGACGGAATTATAAAAGATGAACAATACTTTATTTTTATATGCGAAGCAGATTACACGATAGATGATGATGGCAATAAATATTTAGACTATACGAATCCTCTTGTACATGAAATGGCCAATCCTGCTTATGGGGAGTCCATACGTCCGGAAGATATCATGAGTGATGCTTTACAAGCTCAAAATGATCCACAGCAAAGAAAAGATTTTTTTGCTAAATCATTGAACGTATTCACCGATCAGATGGACACATACTTTGATATGAACAAAGTAGTAAGTTCTGACAGCAAATATAATTGGAGTTTAGAAGAATTATCAAAACTACCGATTACTTGGTTTGGTGGAGCCGACTTGTCAAAGATGCATGACCTTACAGGTGCTGTATTGTATGGACGGTATAAAGATGTAGATATTTGTATATCACATGCATTTATACCAAGAGCGATAGCACATCAAAAAGCGGACGAGGATAACATTCCAGTATTTTGGTGGGAAGAAGAAGGATGGCTAACGATGTGTAATAATGATGTCATAGATTATGAAGATATCATTAAATGGTTCATCAGTATGAAACATATGGGTTTCAAAATAAAATGGACGGGATATGATCGAAGATATGCAAGAGAATTTACATTAAAAATGAAGAAAGCAGGTTTTAAGATTCGTGATCAGAAACAGCTGTATGTAGAAAAAACAGAAGCATTCAGAATGATAGAAAATAAGATCATACTTGGAAAATTTTATTATTTGCATAGTGCTGCTTATGAATATTGTATAAGCAATGTAAAAGCGATTGAAGATTCAGACGAGTTTGTAAGATTTCAAAAAGTCATGCCGACACAAAGGATAGATTTATTTGATGCCAGTGTGATTGCAGGAAAACAGTTATTGATCAATGGTGAAAAATCTCAAAGTGCATCAGCATTTTTAGACTAGATTGGAGGAATGAAGATGAGCAAAAAAGGAAGAAAACAGAAAGTTAGAGCAGAGCCAATGCATACACAAGAACAAAGAAATATGGTATCCCTTTGTAATCTTGATGTTTGGGAAGATATCATTTGTAGTGGATATACACCCTTATCACAAAATCCGGAAATCGTGGCAGCAGTCAATAAGATTGCTTCCATAGTATCAAGCATGACGATACATCTGATGGAAAATACGGATAATGGAGATATTAGGTTAAAGGATGAATTAGCAAAAAAGATAGATATTAACCCCAATCCATATATGACAAGGAAAACATTTATATCATATATCACAAGAAATTTATTGCTAGAAGGCGATGGTAACAGTGTGGTATATCCGAAAACAAAAAACGGACTGATTGACGAATTGATACCACTACCGGCAAATAGTGTAAGTTTTGTACCGGATGGTTTTGGTTATAAAATCGTGTATAATGGAATTTATTATGATCCATCCGAATTTATACACGTTGTAATAAATCCATCTGGAAGTTATCCATGGAAAGGAAATGGATATAGAGTTGCTCTAAAAGATATCGCAAAAAACTTGGCACAGGCCAATGAAACTGTACGAGGATTTATGCAATCAAAGTGGAAACCATCAGTAATCGTAAAAGTAGATGGTATGGTAGATGAGTTTGCATCAAAAGATGGAAGAACTAAATTACTCAATAAATATATTGAGTCAAATGAAGCAGGAGAACCTTGGATGATACCAGCCGAGGGATTTGATGTTGTAACAGTAAAACCATTATCATTGACAGATCTAGCAATCAATGAAAACGTAACATTAGATAAAAAGACAGTGGCGGCCATATTAGATGTTCCGCCTTTTGTTTTGGGCATAGGTGATTTTAATGCTGATGTTTGGAACAACTGGATTAACACTAGAATAAAAGATATCTGTGGTGCAATAGAACAGGAATTGACTAGAAAATTGCTTATAAGTCCTACAAGATATTTTAAATTTAATTGTCGCTCACTGATGGCGTATGACATTGAAAAGCTAAGTCGTGTAGGTTGCGATAATTATACACGAGGAATCATGAAAGGAAACGAGGTAAGAGATTGGCTAAATCTTCCACCAGAAGATGGATTAGACGAACTCGTTATACTAGAAAACTATATTCCAGTGGGTATGATAGGAGATCAAAAAAAATTAATTCAAGGAGGTGATGATAATGGCTGATAAGCAAAGGAGAACACGATTTAATACAGGATCATTTAAAACACGAGATGAAAATGGTGAAAAATACATCAGTGGCTATTTTGCAGTATTTAACAGCAACTACGAAATTTATCCCGATTGGACAGAATCCATTGCAAGTACAGCGTTTGACGGTCAACTTGATGGCGATGTTAGATGTTTGATTGACCATGACACAAGACTAGTATTAGGTCGTACAAAAGCCGGTACATTAAGTTTACGTGTGGACGGAAAAGGTCTATGGGGCGAAGTAAAAATAAACCCAAATGATCAGGATGCATTAAATCTATATGAGCGTGTAAAACGTGGAGATGTCGATCAGTGTTCTTTTGGATTTGAAATTTTAGAAGAAGATAGGTCTATAAACGAAAACACCGGGGCAGTGCATTGGACAATCAAAGCAGTAAAACTTTATGAAGTATCCATCGTGACATTTCCGGCGTATGAAGATACGGAAGTATCAGCAAGAAAAAAAGAAGTGGACACATTACAGAAAAGAAGTCATGAAATGTGGAAAGAAAGAGCTTTAAAGAAGCTGAAAGGAGAATAACATGGCATTAAAAGCATTGTTGATCAAAAGAAAAATCACAAACAAAAAAACAGAATTAGAAGAATTACGAAAGAAAGATAGTGAATTTCAGAAACGTGAAAAAGAATTAGAGGAAGCAGTAAATGAAACTGATGAAAAAATTTCTGAGGAAGATCAAAAAGCATTAGATGAAGAAGTTGAAAAATTCACCGGCGAAAAAGACGATTTTGAAAAACAAAAAAGTGATTTAGAATCGGAAATCTCTGATTTAGAAGATGAATTGAAAAAGTTAGAGGAAAGTCAACCGGAAGAAAAACGTGATGATTCCAAAGAAAAGGAAAAAGAAAAAAGAGAAAAAGGAGAAAAAAACAAAATGGAAGTAAGAACAAAATTTTATGATTTAGATATCCAGCAGAGAAACGAATTATTTGCAGATGAAAAAGTAAAATCATTTATTACAGAATTGCGAACATGCATCAAGGAAAAAAGAGCTATTGCAGGCGAAGGATTATTGATTCCACAGAATTTTATCCCAATGATCAAACAGGTGATTGAAAAAACATCTAAACTTTTAAATTACGTCAATAAAGATATTTTGACCGGCACAGGTAGAATGGTCATTATGGGATCTATCCCAGAAGGTATCTGGACAGAACAATGTGGAACATTGAATGAATTAGAATTAGGTTTTAATGATGTAGAAACAGATGGCTTTAAAGTTGGCGGATTTTTTAAAGTAAACAACAATATCATCGAAGACAATGATATTGATTTAGCATCACAATTAATTGAAGCATTGGGTATCGGTATTGCGAAAGCAATCGACAAAGCAATCGTATACGGAACGGGAATCAAGATGCCACTAGGATTTGTCACAAGAATTTTTCAGGAAACAGCACCGGAAAATAGATCAAAAAATGAAAGAGAATGGAAAGATTTACACCAGTCAAATGTAATCAAAATTGAAAATAAAGAAGGAGTAAAATTATTTCAGCAAATCGTTAAATGTAAAAAAATCATCAAAAATGATTATAACTCTGATAATTTGATTTGGATCATGAATCAATCAACGCATACAGATTTGATTGCCGAAGCAATGGGGTGTAATATGTCGGCTGCCATCGTATCCGGAATGAACAATACGATGCCTGTAATTGGTGGAGAAATTGTAGAGCTTAATTTCATGAATGATGGCGATATCGCATTTGGATATATGAAAAATTACAAGACAGTGCAAAGAAAAGAAATGAAAATCGGGCAGTCTGATCAAGTGAAATTTATTGAAGAACAAACATTGTTTAAAGGTACTGCTCGATATGATGGAAAGCCGGTAATTGCAGAAAGTTTTGCCATCATGAATATCAACGGAAAAGAACCATCAAGCAAAGTGTTATTCGCACCGGACAAGGCAAATTTAGAAGATGTAGAATTAACAAGTTTAGCGATTGGCACAAACACGCTATTCCCAACATTTAAAAAAGAAGTTCGTGAATATATGGTAAACACAAATAAAGCATCAAGTAAAATCGATGTGAAAACGGCAAATGAAAAAGCAACATTAGAAATCAAGAATGGCGATACAGTAATCAAAAATGGAGAATCAGCAACATGGACAGATGGTGAAAATAAGCTGACAATCACAGTTGGATATGCCGGAATCGAATCAGTATATACAGTTATCGTAAATAAAGAAGCAACAGTAGGAGCATAACATGGATAAGTTAGCAATGCTGAAACGTGATTTACAGCTTTTATCAAATGCAAATGATGAGCTGTTAGTTGATCTATTACAGGCGGCTGACAAATTTATTAAAAGAGAAGGTATCAAAGATGATGGCGGCATAGAGTACACAGAGATACAGGTACAATATGCCGCTTATCTTTTTAGACGAAGGGCTGGAGGAGATACAGGAATGCCAAGATTTTTGCGTTATGAAATGAATAATCTGCTTTTTGCACAGAAGGCATCATCATGACATTTGATGATGGAATTTTGTATATATACGCTAAAACCAATCTATCAGAAAAAGGAGATAAACCGGATTATAAATTGTTGTTAAAATCTGCTCATTATTTCGGATATGAAACGATTGGTTATAACCGTAGATATACAGCAAAAAAGGCGGATGAAGAAATAGATGCTTTAGTGCGGATTGATTTTGATGAAAATATCAGAAACGATGACATTTGCATACTGGAAAACAACAAGCAGTACTTATGTAAATTTATACAGCATTTTGTAGACGATGGATTAAGGTATACTAGAATCACGTTGCAGGAGGCGGAAAAAAATTATGACATCGATAACACAGAAACTTAAAAAGATTCGTGATACTTTATTATCAGTAACAGCATATGTATATCACTATGAAGCTGAATATAAAAAAAATTTTTATATCGTATGGCAAGAAACAGGAGAAGCGGAATCATTAGCACAGGATAATAAAAAGTGTGAACAGGTATTACAAGGCACGATCGATTATTACACGAAGGATGATTACGATGTATTGATAGATGAGATACAACAGGCGTTGAATGAAAGTGAAATATCTTTTCATTTGAATTCAGTACAATACGAGGAAGAAACATCATATATCCATTACGAGTGGATATGGGAGATTTGACATGGCAAAAATGCAAGTAGAAGGATTGGAAGAATACGCCGAATTGATTCAGAGCATTTCAAAAGATGCAGAAAAAATAATAAAAAAAAGTGTTTACGTTGGTGCTGGTGTGATCGGTGATGCAATAAAAAACGAAATCAAAAAGCTCCCAACAGACAACACATATGGAACAGAAAAAGATAAGGCAAACGTAGTCACAAGATTACAAAAAGCAGATTTGATCGATGGATTTGGTATATCACCGATCAAAGATGATGGTGATTATATAAATGCAAAAGTCGGATGGAGTGGATATGGTAGGATAAAAACAAAAAGATATCCTAAAGGTGTACCTAATCAAATGCTTGCACGATCAGTAAATAGTGGCACTTCATTTAGACAAAAAAATCCGTTTGTCACTAGAGCAGTAAATAAAAACAGAAAAGCAGCACAAAATGAAATGGCAAAAGTCATAGATGAAGAAATAAAAAAGGAGATGAAATGATATGGCAATCAAAGGATTATCAAGACTTGTTGTCGCAGAATACACAGCCGACAACAATAAAGTCACGTATACGAATCCACAATTGACGGAAAAAATGTCAGAATATGCCTTGGATATTACACAGACGGAAGATAACCCATTGTATTTAGATAACGGAGTTGCAGAAATGGACAATGGAACATTTGAAACAGGACAGTTGACCATCAATACTGGAAACTTAAGTCAAGAAACTTCTGTCAAAATTTTAGGCATCAAAGAAAAAGATTTTACTGTAAATGGTAAACAGGTAAAAGAACTGGTATACGATGATAAGATCAATGCGCCGGCGCTAGGAGTAGGACTAATTGAATTACACCAAGTTAACAACGTTGATAAATATAAAGGTATTTGGATGCCTAAAGTAGTGTTTAAAATTCCAAATGATTCCGCAAAAACGAAAGGTAAATCTGTGGAGTGGCAAACGAAAGAAATTGTGGGCACTGTCATGCGATCAGATGAAGTAAACGAAACAAGCGTGCATCCTTGGAAAAATGAATCATGGTTTGACAGTGAAACAGATGCATTAGAATATCTAATGATAAAAGGTGGAAAAACCGCAGGAGGTAAATAATGCGATATCTAAATTATGTATGGATAGGGGATAAGAAATACCCTCTATCCTTTTCTTTGTTTGGCGCACAAAAACTAATTGAAAAATACGGATCCATAGAAGAAGCGATGGAAAAAGTAGAAAAAAGTGAAAATCAAGCAGAACGCCTAGCAATCACAGCAGATTATGCAGAATGTTTGATACAAAACGGGTGTGAATATTGTAATGAATTTGGCATGACAGATTACAAAGGAGCACCGAAAGAAAATGGTATTTTAGTGCCGATAAATGCAAGAAAAATTTTATTATTATGTGGAATAAATAATTTTAAACCGTTGATGGAAGCAATCCGTAAAACGGTAAACAGCGACCAAAAAAAGAAAATAAACGCAGTACAGAAAAATAATTCAAAAAAAAAGAAAAATCATTAAAAGGTGATTTTTATATCTACATGGAAATGATGGCAAGAATGGCTGGGATACCAATGAAAGAATATAGGTGTATGCCTTTAGGAGAGCTATCAGACCAAATAGATGCATTTTCAATATTATCGGGATATGCTGAAGAAGAAATCGAAGAAAAGTATATACCAGATTTGAGGTGAAAACATGGCGTATGATATAGGTCCTAGAATTGGGATAAAAGGCGAAAAAGAATTTAATGATCAAATAAATAACATCAATCAGAATCTAAAAATATTAGGTTCAGAAATGAAAGAAGTAACTTCTAGATTTTCTGACAATGGGGAAAGTCAAGATGCATTAACGGAAAAAAGCCGAGTAATGCAAAAACAATTAGAAAATCAAAGCCAAAAATTAAAACTCGTTGAACAACAACTTGAAAAAGAAACGGACAAGATGCAACAACTAGCGAAAGCCGTAGAAGATGCATCAAAAGAATTTGGCGAAAATTCAATTGAAGTAAAAAAAGCAGAAACTGCCTATAAAAATCAAGAGAAAACAGTGAGTAATTTACGTGTTGGAGTCAACGAAACAAAAACATATATCAATAAATTATCCGGTGAAATAAAAGAAAACAAAACAGCCTTAAACGAGATGGATAATGGATTGAGAGATGCAGCAACAGGAATGAAAAAAGCTGGAAATGAGGCAGATGATTTAAAAGATGATCTAGAGGATGTAAAAGATACGGCATCAGATGCAGGAGAAGCATTTAAAGGGGCATTTGCTGGTGCAGCACTTGCAGAGTCTTTAAATAGCATAGGAGACTCAATTAAAAATGTAACCGAAGAATCTAAAGAATATATCAAGATCATGGGTGCTCTAAATACATCATCAGAGCTTGCCGGATATACAACAGAACAAACGGCTGAAACATATGTGCAATTGTACGGTATATTAGGAGATGACCAGACAGCAGCGACAACCACAGCTAACTTACAAGCCTTGGGATTAAGTCAAAAAAAATTACACGAATTGACAGAAGGTGCCATTGGTGCATGGGCGAAGTATGGTGACAGTATCCCAATTGATGGACTGGCGGAATCAATCAACGAAACCGTGAAAGTAGGAAAAGTTACAGGAACATTTGCGGATGTACTGAACTGGGCAGGTACAAGCGAGGATGGATTTAATGAAAAATTACAATCCACAAAAGATAAAACAGAAAGAGCAAACATGGTATTGAAAGAATTATCCGAACAAGGTTTGACACAATCAGCTGATAAGTACAGAGAAAATCAAAAGTCACTCGTAGATAACAACGAAGCACAGGCAGAATTGAACGATGAATTAGCGGAGTTTTCTAAAAGCATGCTGCCATTTCTTACGACATTAACAGAAATGGGCACAGCATTGTTAGAAATGTATAATTCACTGCCGGCACCTATTCAGGGATTGATAATCGGTATAGGTGGGATGGCACTTACATTATCACAACTTGCGCCTCTGATTTTAGCACTAAAGGCAATGGGAATAGGTGGGGCATTATCATCTCTCGGAACGTTGATCACAGGAACGATGATACCATCAATTGGCGGAATGTTAACGGCACTCGCTCCTTTTTTACCCTGGATAGCATTAGCAGTTGCCGCAATAGCTGGAATCATTTTAGTGATTAAAAACTGGACGCAAATCACTGATTTTTTTGGTAAAAAATGGCAAGAAATGTGTAAATTCGCATCAAAAGATTCTGATGATTTTTTTGGAGATTTAAAAGATATCATGAAATCAGCAATGACCGTGATAGAGGGATTGGTAGATTTTGTTGCCGGTGTATTTACGGGAGATTGGCGAAGAGCATGGAAAGGAATTGAAAAGATTTTTAGCGGCATCGTTGGCGGATTTGCGAATATATTCAAAGTTCCAATAAACGCAATCATAGATGGAATTAACTGGTTTATTGGAGGTATAAACTCTATCCATTTGCCAAACTGGAAGATATTAGGAGAATATGCAGGAATAGGATTTAACATAGGAAAGATACCAAGGCTAAAAGTTGGAATGGACTTTGTACCTAGTGATTATTTCCCGGCATTTTTGGATTACGGGGAAGCCGTATTGACGAAAGAACAAAACGCTAAATTGAGAGCGCTAGGCGGCATAGAAGCATTAGAAAATGGAAATTTCAAGGGTCTAAATCCGGAAATCAAAAAGCAATACAATATTTCCGAAAACCGTGAAACGATTGTAGAAAACAAAATTTATCTTGATGGAAAAGTGATTGCAAAATTAACAGAGAGATATATTACAAAAGGTCAAAAATCAAGAAATCTTGTAAGGGGTGTGTGATAATGTACGATGTTATGATAAATGATATGAGCTGTTATAAATTAGGTATATATACAGCGGAAAGACCATCATTTCCGGCACCTCTAAAAAAATACAAAGAATACGAAATACCGGGAAAAGACGGAAAGCTTTATCAAGATTTAGAAGTTTATGAAGACATTGAAGTGACCATTAAATTTAATTATTTAACAAATAAAGACAAATGGCACGAGATTTTTAGAAAATGCAAAAAATTATTTTTATCAGCTAAGACCTTACAATTGAGCGATGATGTAGAATATTACCACAAAATAAAAAAAGTAGAAGTCGGAACAAATGAAAGAAATCTATTTAAAATAGGAAGATTTGAAGTAGTATTTACATTAGACCCATACTTTTACAGAATTGATGGAAGAAAAGAACATGAAATATCAAGAATCAGATACAACCAATTCGAAATTGCTAAACCCATATACAAAATAAAAGGAGAGGGCATTTGTTATCTCAAAGTGAATGGTACGAATGTAAAATGCAACGTAGGGCAGAATTTAACGATAGATACAGACTTAAGACTTTGTTATAAAGATGATAAGACATTAAAAAACACATCTATTGATGCGGATTACGATGATTTGATTTTAAAACAAGGAAGTAACGATATATCAATAACGAGTGGATACGATTTAAAAATAATACCTAATTGGAGGTGCATATAATGATACAGATCTATAAAGCCAGTAACACAAATTATGATTACAATGGGGATGCAACATTGAATCCAACATCATGTATATTAAACATGAAATTAAATGATATTTGGGAACTGCAAATGAAGCATCCAATTGATGATAAATTACCACTCATCACAGAAAATGCGGTCATATCAGCACCAACACCGTTAGGAAAAAAACAATTATTTAGGATATATGATTTTGATAAAACAGATGATGAGATCATTTGTACTGCATATCCTATATTTCTAGATTCTAGAAATGATTGTTTTTTATTTGATGTAAGACCAACAAATAAAAAGGCAAAGGATGCACTTGATTTGATGTTAGCATCAAACAATAAATATAGTGCTACATCTAATATAAGCAAAGCATCAACAAGTTATTTCGTACGTAAGAATTTTATGGAAGCGTTATGTGGTGACGATAAAAATAGCTTTATAAATCGCTGGGGTGGAGAATTTGCCTTTAATAATTATCAGATCATCGTCAATGAACGATTAGGTGCAGATAATGGATTACGTGTAGAATTTGGATTTAATCTTAATGGAATCAGTGAAAAAGTTGATATGAGTAACGTTATTACCAGGATAGTACCAAAGGCATATAATGGGTATATCTTACCAAATGAAGAAACGGTGGACAGTCCCAATATAAATAAATATCCTATCGTATATATCAAAGAAATTGAATACCAGGATGTCAGATTAAAGGAAGATGCTACAGAAGGAGATGCCGAAAAAGGCATCATCGTTTGTGATACATTAGAAATCCTTTATCAAGAATTGCGAAAAAAAGCAAAAGAGGAGTATGAAAAAGGTGTTGATTTACCATCAATAACATACGATGTGGATATGATAGATCTATCTAAAACAGACGTGTACAAGGATTATCAAGGACTAACAAAAGTAAATCTAGGAGATACCGCGCACATCAAACATAAACGCCTTGATATTACAACAACAGCAAGAATCATAGAACTAGAATACGATTGTACGACGGAAGAAATAAGTAATCTTGTATTAGGTGATTTTGAAGAGAATTATTTTAATGACAAGGCAAGTATAATCAACAGTGCATCTAAAGTGATAGATATATCAAATAACACTTTAATGGCAGAAAAGATCAGTGGTATCATAAACATGCTAAATACATCAATGAGAGCACAAAAGGATATAGCTCAAAGACAAGATGTAAGATCGATATTGTTCGAGGATTTAAACAAGGACAGTCAAACATATGGAGCACTATGTATTGGTACTCAAGGCATACAGATTGCGAGGAAAAGAAACGAAACAGACACAGACTGGCAGTGGGGAACAGCTATAAATTTTGAAAGTATTATTGCGGACTATATCATAACCGGAATCATATCGGACAAATTAGGAAAATTTTATCTAAATCTAGATACCGGAGAATTAAGAATGAAAGATGGGACATTTATAGGAAAAATAAAAGGTGGAACCATTGAAATAGGAAATAATTTTTCCGTAGATGAAAATGGGAATGCAAAGATGAATGATGGCGTATTTACAGGTAAAATAATGGGAGGCACTATTAGAATAGGTAACAACTTTTCAGTAGACGAAAACGGAAATGCCATTGCAAAAAATATAAATGTTGAATCCGGAGTATTTAAAGGAAATATAGAAACCACAGAAAATGCCAAAATAGGAAAAAATTTATATATCGGAGAACAAAGTGAATATGGTAAGACCATTTATTTCAACAAAGATGCATACATTATGGCATACATGTTATCAAGTGCATACCCATTCATGAATATAACGATAAATGGAATATCATTTACGATTGATAATGACGGCATACGTTATTCAAATAACGGAAAAACATTTTATATAAATGCAAGCGGGACATCAAGATTTGACTCTTTGGATTTATCCGGGAATATATCAATTGATGGTAATACAACAGCAAAACATATAAGTTGCGATAGTTTATATTGTGAAGGATCCAAAAAAAGAGTAGTGCAAACAGAACATTATGGCATGCGCGGACTGAATGCAGTAGAATCGGCAGAGTGTTTATTTACCGATAGTGGGAAAGCAACAATGAACGCCGCAGGAACTTGCAGAATTGATTTAGATAAGATATGGCTAGAAACGGTATCGACAGAAAAGCCATATTATGTATTTTTAAGTGCATGCAGTATAGGAAATGTGTATTGTGCAAAAAAAGAGAAAGATTATTTTATCGTAAAAGGTACACCTAATATGGAGTTTAACTATATGGTACAGGCAAAGCAAAAAGGATATGAAAATGAACGATTGATGTTGCATAGAAAGGATGTTAAAAATGGAACAATTGATATTGACACAGAAAGGACTTGACCTAATACCAAACAAGACACAAATATCATGTGAAGGTTCTGGCAACATACCTGTAAAAATCATTTTAGATCAAGATTACGAAAAATTTAACGTAATACCAAATGTTGAATGGTTTAGCAAAGATTGTATTATGGCATCCATTAGACCTTTTGCAAATAATACATTTACGATACCGCCGGATGCATTTGCAAACAGTGGAAATATAAGTATATCGTTAGGTCTTAATGACGGAAACCAAACAATAAAAACACGCAACTGTGTATTTTTTATTGAAGAATCCGCAAATGGAAATGTGATATTACCAAGTAAAGAAGTATGGCAGGATCTTGTTACAAGTTTTGTAAAACAGTACATGGATACATCATTTAAAGAACCTGCATCACAATTGATTGAAAAACAAAAACAGCAGGTGGATTTTATCGAAAATGCGCTAGCAACAGGAGCGTTTAACGGACCAGCAGGAGCACAAGGACCACAAGGACAAAAAGGCGCAACAGGACCACAAGGACCACAAGGTGCAAAAGGCGATAAAGGTGATAAAGGCGATGTAGGGATACAAGGACCAGCAGGAAAAAATGGAGAACAAGGACCAATAGGAGCAACCGGCGCAACCGGACCACAAGGTCCACAAGGCATACAAGGACCAAAGGGTGACAAAGGCGATAAAGGTGATACCGGCGCAACCGGTGCATCTGGTTCAGTAGTGACAACATCAGGACAGTTTGCATTTAAAGTATCAAATGGTCACTTGTATATGATTTACAGCGATACAAACAATCCGCCAGATTTTAAAATAATTGACGGACATTTACATATGACAGTTGAATAGTAGAGGTGGTGGAGAATGCTACAAATATCATATGAAAAATACGAAAGTGATAAAACTATGAACGGTCTTTATCAATGGGATTATGGGCAAATAATAAAGATAAATGGTATTGATGCAAACGAAGTACATTTTCAAAAAAATGGAAAATCAGTTGTATGTAAAGTTAACAAAATTGGAAATGGATTTATTGTAAAAATACCGGATGTATTGTTGAGAGATAGTAATATGTTGATTGCTTATATGTACGAAGTAAACCAAGATTATGGGAAAACTTTAAAAATCTTAAGAATACCGATCATAAAAAGAGCAAGACCGGAAGATTACGGAGGAGATGAAGAAGGATATAGCATATTTAAAGTGTTGTCAGAACAAATAAAAAATAAATCTGATGACTTGTCTTTAAGCGATGGATATTTGCAATTGATGAGCGATGGTGTACCAATAGGCAAAAGAATAAGATTACAATTAGCGGTAAAAGAAATAGAATTACGAAATAACGGAATAGCAATACAATGGAGGTATACAGATAGTAATGAGTGGATAGATTTGATAAAAATAGAAGATTTACAAGGGCCACCGGGAAAAACACCATTAATGGAGATGAGAAATGGTCATCTTTATGCCATATATGATTAAAAGGGAGGCGATAATACATGGCAACAGAATATGATTTAGGTAATGTAATTGGTCCACAAGGTCCAAAGGGTGACAAAGGAGATAAAGGTGATACCGGCGCGACCGGCGCCACCGGAGCAAAAGGAGCGACCGGAGCAACTGGAGTTTCTATGCGGCTTCTTGGCGTATGGGCAGCATCAAAAGCATATGTCAATAATACAAGTTATATTGATATCGTGACTTATGGCGGAAATACATATGGATGTATTAAAAGTCACACGTCAAGTACCAGCATATTGCCCACAAATACCACCTATTGGCAATTGCTAGCGCAAAAAGGTGATAAAGGTGATACCGGCGCAAAAGGCGCAACAGGTGCAACAGGACCACAAGGAGAAACAGGACCAACAGGACCAAAAGGAGCGACTGGAGCGACAGGACCACAAGGTGCAAAAGGTGATGCATTTAGTATTGCTAAAACATATGCATCTATTTCCGCGATGAATGCCGGATATGCATCAGACGGTGTAAAAATTGGGCAATTTGTCATGATAGACACCGGGAATGTAGAGGATGCAGATAACGCTAAATTATATGTAAAAGGAGCAACGGCATATACATTTATCACAGATCTAAGTGGAGCAAAGGGTATGACTGGACCACAAGGACCACGAGGAGCGACTGGAGCCACCGGACCCCAAGGATTAAAAGGCGATACCGGCGCCACCGGCGCAAAAGGAGCTGATGGGAAAACACCAACATTTAAAATACAAAATGGGCATTTGATTGCTGTGTTTAGTTAAAAAAAGGAGGGATAAAATGCCAGAATTTGATCTTGGGCAAGTGGTAGGACCACAAGGACCAACCGGCGCAACAGGTCCAAAAGGAGCGACCGGAGCACAAGGACCAAAAGGAGCGACCGGGGCAACCGGACCACAAGGCGCAAAAGGAGCGACAGGAGTTTCTATGCGACTTCTTGGAGCATGGGCGGCATCAAAAGCATATGTCAATAATGCAAGTTATATTGATATCGTAACTTATGGCGGAAATACATATGGATGCATCAAAAGTCACACGTCAAGCACAAGCATAATACCAACAAACACCACCTATTGGCAATTACTAGCGCAAAAAGGAGCAACTGGAGCAACTGGAGCAAAAGGAGCGACTGGGGCAACAGGACCACAAGGACCCCAAGGAGTTGCAGGACCAACAGGACCACAAGGTAAAACCGGAGCAACAGGACCACAAGGTGCAACAGGTCCAAGTGCATTTAAATTAGACAGCACTATACAAAATACAGTAACAGCAAAAACAGCAAGAAACGCATCAGCAACAAAAGTAAAAGTGCAGTTGCAAGATGCAACAGGCAGGGCGCTGATGCTGGAAACCACAGCAGATAAAGTATACGTCAATGATACAGTTACATTAGATGCAGTAATAAAAGGATCAACATTTAAAATTGCAAATAATGCTGATTATTTCGAATTTGGATCATTTGCAGAATGGGTGGCGGCGAATAAGCCATCAATGTAAAAATAGGAGGAAATACAAATATGTTGAGTAACTACAAAAAGTTCGGGGGGGGGGTCGTTATATACGACTTACCAACCCACTATACAAACGACAGAAAGGAGGATGCTATCAGATAGAGGTAGCATCCTCTGTCAATGTTGCAGAGAGGCAGGTGGCAGCTTACTAAATAGCGTGTCACGTGATGTTTATGAGCGTTAAATTATTAAAAGTTCCAGTACCGGAAGAACTACCGTTTGAATTGTATACATCAAAACGCAAACTAAATTATACAACGGCATACACTTACAGCAAGTTTTACAAGATAGGTAATCTTATATCGTTTGTGATAATGTGGAAAGGTGTAATCAACGAAGCTGGAGAAATGTCATACATCAATGTACCTAAGATCAAAAGCAATCCACCAGCAGTTAACACATCCATAAATGTATCTGAATTTACAGGTTGTATAGATTGGGGAGTGGCTAATGTATTTGGTCAAATAACAAGTGATGGTGGATTAGGCATTTATACAAATGAAGGTGCAGCAATAGGAAACTGGAAGAAAAACAATGGCACAGAACAGTATCTGAAATTAAGCGGTACATATATATGTAAATAAACATCACAGCTATTTAAAGCGAAACTATGAGCTTAAAAGTCTACAAAGCAAATTGCCTTGATAGTTGTCTAAGATTTGGGGATATGCAAATTTTGCATTTACAAGGTACATTATCCAATGGAGATGCTAGACAGGTAAAATTTCCATACATATTTTCGGATGCTACGTATTCCCTTATTGTTGAGGGTAATTATGGTAGTACGGTTGATGTAAATAATAAATACAAAGATTGTTGCTATCTAAACATCAAAGGCAAGGATGGATACAATACAGGAAAATACGAAATTATCGCAATAGGCAAATTTAAATAGATTTTATCTGCAACAGATAGCTAAAAAGCTATGTTAAATCAATTAACTATAAAAACGTGGGGGGGGGTACAATATTGTACCTTTACCAACCAAATCAAAACGGAGAGGGGGCAAGGATGTAAGTTCTTGCCTTCAATCGATGAAGGGTGGTGTCAGCTATTTAGATAGTGTGACACGTGATGATCATGAGTGTTAAGTTACAAAAACATGTAGATACCGGATGGGAAAGTCTAAACGAGGATGGAACAATCATAGGCAGGATTTTAAATGGAATGGCAACGATAAGGGTATGGAAATTTAATCTTACAATTAATGTTGCTAAGGATCCTTATCAAATCTTGCTATTACCGAATAAATACATACCTACAAGATCAGTGCCATTTTTGTTGACCAGAGAGTTAGCTAGTCCGGAAACAGTATCAGGACTTGTGCTAATTGACACACCAGCACGTATTAGAGTGTATAGCAATAATACAGGTAAATTTGTTTTGTATGGTAGTGTAACTTATCCTGTATGATTATCACAGCTATCTGATAGCGTAAGCTATGTCAGTTAAATTAATGAAAAAGATGGATAGAGTGCTAATCTGGGAAGGCGAAGCCACAGAAACATATGTAATTAATTATCCAACAGTAGATTTATCAAAATTCCAATATATCATGGTAAAAGGAAATCAAACAGAATTAATGCTATTACCTATTGTAGGAGCAGGTAAGTATAACGGAAGTATGGTTGCTTTTGCCGCATCAAATATGTACGTTAAGGCTTTACAGATATCTATTACAAATGACCATGCATATATAGAATATGCTAAGGAAAAAATAATTGGAGGAAGTACAATTACATCTGGATTTAGTACTTTTAAAATTTTTAAGATTTTCGGCATTTATTGACACCACAAGAACTAATCCGTTTTAAATGAGTGTAAAGTTATTAAAGCAAAGTGCAGTAAGCAATCCAAACTTGCTGATTAATGGAGATTTTCAGGTGTGGCAAAGAGGAACATCTTTTAATATTACGAACAATAGTAAATTTAATTATTGTGCGGATAGATGGCGTGTATACAATGGATTTACAGCATCAAAATCAAGCAACGGTGGTATTACGGTTAAAGGTGCTAATGTATTACAACAGGTATTAGAAAACAAATTAGAAAGTGGAAAAAAATATACAATAAGTGCAAGAATTGACGGAACGATTAGAATAATGACGTTCACTGCTGGGACAACATCGAGTGACACGTATTTTTCCTATGATGCTACATCTAACGCAGTGGGCGTATATCTGAGTAGTTCCGCTAACAGAAGTATAAATTGGGTAAAACTAGAGCTTGGAAGTTTAGCAACAACATTTGTTTCTAAATCATATGTAGAAGAATTGACTTTGTGCGAAAGATATTATCAAAAGTATAGTTACATGATGGTTAGGAATCTTACAAGTACACCAGGTGTACTGTATGGTGGATTTCCTTTGAGAGCAAGAATGAGAATAAAACCAAATTATTATTCTGTTTTGAAAACTTCACAAGGTACAAATATTTCAAGTGATTTAGCAGATTATTATCTAAACGACAACGCAGTCAATTACATACAAATGAAAACAAATAAGTTAGATTGTATGGCAATCGAAACATTAAATTTAGATGCCGAAATATATTAGGAGGTGGTCTTTAATATCTCGTTTTAAGGGTGTACGTCAACACCCTTTTATTTATGCTTGGGAAGCAAAAAAACTCAGCCAGAAAGAGGAATGAAATGAAAAAGTATAATTGGAAGAATTGGACAAAAGCAGCAGGTATGAGAGCAGTTAAAACGATGGCTCAAACTGCCGTAGGATTGATTGGCACATCGGTTGTGGTTACTGATGTAAGCTGGCAGATTGTATTATCGGCATCCGTACTAGCTGGTATTACGTCTTTATTGACATCAGTTGCTGGTTTACCGGAGTTAGATGTACAGGAGTAACACATGGAGTTGTTACAATTCGTCAAAAACTATTGGGCGATTTTAGGCGCAATAGTATCACTTTTATCTTATCTCACCGTACAGATCATGGCATTGCGCAATGGTATAAAGGCGTTATTACACGACAGAATCATCCAGAAATGTGAATATCACATAAAAAATAATCACATCAATGCAGACGATTTGGAAGAACTAGAATATTTAAACAAACCATATAAAGCGTTAGGCGGAAATGGAACGGTAGAAGTAATGTTAAAAACAGTACACAAATTACCCAAACGGTAGGAGGAAAAATATTATGAAAATTTTATTAATCGCAGGACATGGCGCCGGGGATCCAGGCGCATCAGGATGTGGATACCAAGAGGCTAAATTGACACGTGATTTAGTCAATATAATTGCGCCAAAATTAAGAGTATATGCGACAGTTGATGTTTATGATCAAACTCGTAATGCTTATTACGATTGCCAAAATGGCACATTTAAAATTGGTAATTATGATTATGTGTTAGAGGTACACTTTAATGCATTTAACGGCAGTGCTTACGGTACAGAAATTTATGTGACAGACCGAGAAAAAGGTACGACTGTAGAACAAGCAATCATGCGTAATCTGAGTAAGTATTTTAGTGTTAGAGGTGTAAAGGTCACAAACTTTTTAGTTATCAATACAGTTAAAGACAAAGGCATCAGTGCGGCATTGCTGGAAACTTGTTTTATCGACAATCAAAAAGATATGAACAAATATCAGCAAAATAAAAATGCTATTGCTGATAGCATTGTTAAAGGAATCGTTGATGAATTTGGACTAAAAAAAGGAAGTAAACCAACTCCTAAGCCAACACCAAAACGTCACGAGGATCCTAATGGTGTATTATATCCAGGCGATAAAGTTTGCTTTAATACTGTATTTACAGTTGATTATTTAGACGTACCAAATAATAGAGTTTGTAGTAAAAAGATGATTGGTGGCAAGCCTACCGCAAGTTATCATTGGGTGGATGCTGGACCATGCACCGAAGTTAACAACAAAGGCTCTAAAGCCGGCGATCAAGTACTATATGTTGGCGATAAATTTAGAGTTGATGGTGATTACAAGGTATTGGCTATTGATATCCCAACAGAGGCAACTCAATTAAAAATTGGTAAAACAACAGTATGGGTTAAATCAGCTTATCTAAGTAAAGTAACATATAAATAGTAAAATCCCCACTTCCTTTTATTTGGAGGTGGGGATTTTTTTATTTATCATCATAATAAGATATCCAATCACTAGGCTGGCAGTTTAATACTCTACATATTCTATCAATGACATCAATCGGTAAATGTTTACACTTATTGGTATATATAGCGGAAATGGTTGGTTGACGTATACCTGTTTTAGCAACTAATTCCATTTGCGATATACCTTTTAATTTTGCGACATCTTTTAAACTTAATTTAATCATGTTATCACCTCATAAATATTATAATACGTATAACGTAGTATGTAAATAAAAAAATACGATTTTCGTTGTAATATATATTGACATACAACGAAAATCGTAGTATAATATATATGTAATCGAGGTAGGGATGACCGGTAAGGAGTTGATAAAAATAGACGGATTGCAGAAAGTGTTTATTTAAAATTAATGATGTGGTATGATTAGTAAAAGAAAATCTAAAAAATTAAAAACAGGAGGAAAAATCATGGAAAAATTAGAAAAACAAGTAAATGAATTATTGTCAACACCGACAGAAGAAAATCTAAAAAACTTTATTAACGAATATGACGGGCAGGTATTTGCATTACGTGATTATAAACAAATTGCTCAAGAATTTGTTGATGAATATAGCAATTTAAAGTCAATGCTGTATGCCAATGATCCGAAAGAAATGCTAGAAATATTCTTTGATTCAGATTTTAGATATGACGAAAAGATGCTAGTTATGTACGGAAGCGATGAAGATGGATTGAATATTTATGAATCAGCAAGATATTATTGGTTTGTGCAATGGAAAGATGGAGCTGTTTTAAATGATGTATATGTATTAAAGTAGACAAACAAAAAAAGAAACTAATCAAGTTTCTTTTTTTAAATTAAATGTCTTGATCCATAAAATCAATGATATTTTTATCAGCACCGTGAAACCAATGCGCGTAAGTTTCGTGCAGTGTTTGCACCGTGTCACCTAAGCGTTTAGCAATGTCAAAATCAGTAAACATATCTGATTTGTTGTTTATCAAATAAGAGGCATGACTATGTCTTAAATCATGGATCCTAATTTTTGGTATCTGATCAGATTCATTAATCGGTGTGCCATCATCATTTGTATTTGCTTTTGTTATACCATCGTTAAAATGTCGGCGTACATTTTCCGGTGCCAAAGGTCGCGTAAAACCAAAAACATACCTCGTCAGATCAAACCCGTAAATATTTTTTTGAATATTTTTCCATTCGACCATGATATTTTTAAGCTTAGAAGGCATCGTGATAATTCTAATACTATTTCCTGTCTTTGGGGGTGTAATTAGCCAAGGATTATTTGCAACTTTAAAAGTAACAGTTTTTCTTATGTTAACAGTAGAATTATTTAAGTCAATATCATTCCACTGTAGCGCTAACGCTTCGCCTTTACGGCATCCCATATAATAGAGAAAGCTGAACAGGGTATAATACATTTTATCATCAACTCTGGAAATGAATTTTTGGAATTGATATGGTTCCCAGAAATTCATTTCTTTTTTTAATTCGTTTTTCCGGGTATCTCTGTATACTTTTTTTAGCGGATTATTTATGATTTTGTTTTTATCGATGCCATAGTTCAAGGCTTTGTTTATACAGTAATAAATTTTTTCTACATATCTTTTAGAATATTTTTTATCTAGGTCATTTATATATGACTGTAAAATAGTGGCATTTAATTTTGATAATTTAATATGCCCAATAGAAGCTTTTATTTTGGCATAAACTTGTTTGTTGCTTTGATATGATGATGCCTTGTTTTGTGTAATGTAATGATCTAAAAAATCATCAATTAAATTAGACATCGTATAATTGCTAGTTGGTATCTTGTGGCTTTCTACATCCATGCGAAAAGATTCTTCCGCTCTGATTGCCTCACGCTTTGTATTGTAGCCACGTTTTTTATATTGTATTCTTTTGTTAAATTCATCAACATAACTACCATAATAATACCATTTACCTGTTTTTTCATCTTTCTTTTGAGCCAT